GGCAAACCAGAAAGACACTATTGAAGCGTGTTATCAGTTCCGCGACGGTGGTGGTATGAAGTCAGCAAAGGGTGCTACGACATATCTCAAGTTTGACGGTGGTCGTGAGATGCCTGACTATATGTGCGACAACATTATCAACCTCGCGACAGACTTTGACTCATTCATCAAGATGCATGCAGCAGGTAAAGATGGCGTTTCGATGGGTCGTCCCTTCCGTTATGCAATCAACATGTATTGTATGAAGCATACTGGCACAATTGAGTTCCGTTGCTTCCGTTCAACTACCGATCGTAAGCAGATTGAAGATCAGTTTAAGTTCGCGACTGCGTTTATTGATGCTGCATTGAATGGCAGTTGGGCGAGTGTAAGAGAAATCCTCGACTACTACGACTTTGACTTCCCTCCGTTCATCTGGGATCTTAACGAATACGCTGGTTGGATTAATACCAAGTATGACAAGTCTCGTGGCGAGAAGAAGCGAGAATTCCACGATGTTGTCTAGGTTGCGTCGAACCAGTCGCGAAGAATTTAGTAAACACATTACAACTCAGAAGCAAGATTCCTTTGCAAAGACTTTTGTCGCAAAGGCAGACATGCAAGAACTCTGGGATAACTGTATGGGCGTCTGGGAAGATGATAATCTTCTCGGCGCTATCATCGTATCATTCTCTAAGCGAACTCCCATCATTGCCAACCTGCAGTTACTTCACACATTCTATGCCTCGCGTGGTAAGGGTGTTGGCAGGACGTTGTGTGACTTTGCTATTGCTGAGGCGCATCGATACAACGCTGCATACTTCCGAGTTTCTGCAGAAGCAGATGCAGTCCAATTCTACGAGAAATGTGGATTTACTTTCCTCGGTGAGCAGAAATCAGGCAGTCAACTGTCCATGTTCAAACTCAACGGTCCAACCTACCAAGATGGTCTGTATGACATCAACGATACTGTCATTAACAAAGCAGTGTTTAGAAAGGGTAAAGGCGGATGCGTAAAAGTATTTGCGAAACTTGAAGAAAACCCTTTACTTTTCCCCTAAAGTTTAGTATAATGGTTGTCTAAATTATGAAGGATTTTTTATATTATGGCAATGACACGCACCCCGCAAATCAAGGAAGTTTCTAGTTTTGACGATTGTGATTATGAGATAGAAGAACTATTATCTACAATTTCTGCTAAGACCAAAGGATATGTTTATGGTTGGTATGACTTTGTAACTGGCAAGCGTTATATCGGATTTCGTAAGAGCGCAGATGTTGATGATGGATATATTTTCTCTTCTAAAAATCCAGAACTTCAACGAGCATGGTCATTAGGTCATCTTCGTAGAACAATTCTTTATTTTGGTTCTGCCAGAATTGCTATTATCCTTGAGCGGTATCTACTAAAATCTGCTGATGCTCGTCGTAATGATATGTGGTATAACTCCAGTAATGGTGGTGGTGGTGATGGAGGTATTTTAGATATGTCCATAATTACTGTCGAACATTCTAAGGTTGGTATCGATTGGATCAATGGTATTGAACCTGCACCGAAACCTGTTGATGTTTTTGCTCTTGCTAATACAAAACTTGCTAAGAAAATTCTCAAGTTGGTTAAGAACGGTTATTATACGACAATTGAAGAACCCATTACCGTAATTGCAGAATTTGGACACAATCAGGTTCGTGCAGAATTGTATGATCCTGCACATGTTGATGAAATTGCAACCCAGATGCGGTCTGATCCTGCTGAGGCGAGAAAACATGTTCAACCGATTGTTGTTGTCGTATATCCAGACGGAACAAAATTAATTATTGATGGGAACCATACTTCTCGTGCGGCGCTTGATGCAGGTTGGATTAGCGCACCCGTCATCTATATCAATAGCAGTGATTTTGATGACGATGATTGCACAATCGATTATTACGGAAACCTAGCAAATCATAAACCATTTAAGAAGAAGGGGAATACACCTGCTGACTGCCAGCGTGCAATCATCCAGAGTTATGCGAAGAAACTCAAGGATCTTGACGACGATAAATTTACTTTACTGCAGAGCGATAAGTTTAAGTTAAGCGTAACGCATCAATTCGATCCTGTTTGGACACGGGCAGTCATTTCATCTAATTTGAAGAAGGCGATTGAGCGAATTAAAACTGATCAGGCAATTGCTGAGATGAATTACCAGATATACTCTAAAACTGATCTAACTCACATTCAAAAAGAAATTGACTTGAAGTATCCTAATCATGCCAGTATTACAGTAACCTCTGGTGCGATTTATAATGCTGGTGTTGGTGGTGTTCTAAATAAGATGGGACAGGCGGATATCTGGGATGGTGTAATCATTACGCATCACGCTGGATTAACAGATTATGAGAATTGGGATACATATTTTAAAAAACTAACTGCATCAGTTAAAAGAATGAATCCTAGATGTAATCTTAAAATTATTCTTTTAGATTCATTTACCAAAAACATGATGACAGAAATTGATATGGAAATTCCAGCATACGACGAGTGCAATACCATTACTCCAATATATGATGATGGTAAGATTACGCACTATTACGATAAAAAAACCGACTCGTATCATGACGAGGAAACTGGTGAGTGGATTGCTGCAGAAGATTATGTTGAATGAATAATCGCGAATTGTTCATTCGCTGGTATGCTTGGTCTGTTAGTCACAAGGATTGCGATCCTTCGGTCTGGCAGACCAACTACCTCAATAAGCGATATGAACACAATGACGAAGAACGTATTTGGTTGTGCTGGTTATACGGTAACACCTATTACCTTCCAACATCTTGGGTGCTCAAGAATGAGTTCCCAGACTACGAACTTGCGACTGTAGACCGTATTACATGGTGGAATAACGAAAACTATAAAAGACTTCGTTATCAAACAGATACGAAATACAATAAAGGGCATTTGCCTTCTATGTTCGAGTCGTATCAGAAGTTTATGGGCAAGAAATCGCAGCGTGAAGTTCTAGAATCTCACTACGGCGATAATGAACAGCAAAACTTCGATAATCTTTGGAAGGTTATCAATACCAATTATCACAAGTTCGGTCGTTATACGACTTGGTTCTATATGCAGCATCTAAAGCATACTGCAGGAATTAAGATTGAACCTACCAGTCTAATGCTGAATGACTATTCAGGTAGCAAGTCGCACCGCAATGGTCTCTGTTATGCTCTTAATAAGGAAGAATGGATTAATGGTAAACTCACCCCGAAAGAATACCAGTGGTTGGAAGCTGAGTCTCAGTCGATTCTGGATGAATTGCGTCATCGGTATCCAACTCTTGCACCACAGTTCGACGCATTTACTATGGAAACCTGTCTTTGCTCGTTCAAGAAAATCTTCCGAGAAAGGTCGTCGCGATATCTAGGTTTTTATCTAGATCGTCAAGCAGACGAGATCAATAAGGTAGCAGCAGACGGTTGGTATGGTATTGAGTGGAATGTTTTATGGCAATCTCGCGAAGAAACACTTGACTCTCGACTGCTTTCGCGATATGGTGTTAATAAGGACAAGTGTGGTGAATACGTTCGATCTGGAACACTAGATAGAATGAATTGGATGTTCGATGTTGAACAGAAATCAGTTGGATTAGAGGATTTATTTGGATGAAAGTAATTGCAATTTTCGGTGAACCTGGAAGCGGTAAGTCTACCCTTATGAAGCGTTTGCTAGACGAGGTTGGCATTTCCCGTGAAGTGAAGACTGATGTAAAGTTGGTTCCCTATCATAACAAGGACAACATTTACGTTCTGGGTAAGTATGAAGAAGGTGAAGTCTTCGGTGGCACTGACAAGATGTCGATGGCAGTTCAACCAGAGGCAGTGAAGTTTCTTGCATCTCGCGCTGCTACAGATATTGTTCTTTTCGAGGGCGATCGTCTTTGCACAGGTTCATTCCTAGAGGAATGTGTCGATAAGTATGACACCAGTATCGTTTATCTACAAACCACGAAGGAAACTCGAAATGTTCGCTACGCAGAACGTGGTAGTAACCAAGACGAGACTTGGTTGAAGGGTCGCGAAAGTAAAATCAATAACATTCGTTCCAACTTCGTTCTTCAGATGGAAATGACCGAGTTTCTTAATGAATCTTTTGATGATCAGCAAAAAATCATTGACTTTATCAAAAAAATGCTTTATACTGGTTAAATGATATTAGAAAAACACGACGCAGAATACATCGCAAAACGATTCGTTGACTACATGTCAAATTATGGTCGTATTGACGACCACATGCGCATGAAAAAACTGGAGCGGTTAAAAACCCTTCCACACTCTCTTCCAGGGTTTGAACCCGAGAACAATTTGTTCTCCGACTTTAATATGCACCCTGAAGACATGGATCTTGAGATCTATGAACCTTCCCCGAGCGAATTCTCGACAATGGTAGAAATCACTTCTTCCTTTTGTAATGAAAATTCGTTCGGGAAGGAAATCAAGTTTATCGTAAGAGAAAAGAATACGGGTAAGCACGTAGGATTCTGTCGCGTCGCCAGTCCCTTTATCAATTCACGTCCACGCAATGAATGGTTCGGGCAAGTTCCCGATCTAAAATCGTTCAACAAGCATGCGGTGATGGGTTTCATCATTGTTCCTGCTCAACCGTTCGGATTTAATTATCTGGGTGGTAAACTTCTTGCACTTCTTTGCACCTCGCACGAGTTTCGCGAGATGTTTAACAAGAAGTATAACATGGACACTTGTCTATTTGAAACCACTTCATTATATGGCAGCATCAAGCAAGCATCTCAGTATGATGGACTAAAACCGTTCATTCGTTATACAGGCGACACTCTTAGTAATTTTGTTCTCTCTTTCTCAGACGATTTCTGGGATGAGACCATGGAATGGTTCTACGAGAAAAACGGCGGAGCGCCATTGTTTGGTCGCGACGGTGTAGCATCATATAAGATGAAGATGCAGAATAAGATGAATAGCATCATCAGTAAATCCCTGAAAGAACATGACTCCGAATACTATTCTGTATTCTGCGATGCTCTCAAACTAAATAAAGACATTACTACTAAGAAACGTTTCTATATTTCAACATACGGGTATGAAAATTCCAAAGAAGTTATTCTCGGTAAGCAGGATAAGTTAATTCCTGGACAAAACTTTGATAAACATTATATGGATAATATTATTTCGTGGTGGAAGCGTAAGGCAACGTCTAGATATGATAATCTGGTTGCAGAAGGTCGTTTACGACGCGACTTAGAGGTTTGGAATGCTGACTCAATTGGAAAAATTGACATTATAAGATAACTTCTTATAAATAATCGTATGACATACGATGCTATATTTAAATTGATCGGAGATGTGGGATTCCCAATCGCAGGTGCTTTACTTGCGGGTGTCTTCGTATATTTTGTTATCAACTACATTCTCGAGAGCGTTGTTAAAGCACTCAAGGGAATGCAGGGTATTATTATGGGACTCGACAACCGAGTCAAGACAATGAACCATGATATTATTCGCGTTGATGCAGTTGTTAGTTCCGCCTTGGGTCTTAAACCAGATCTAGACAGAATCGCACGAGCAGACGGGAAGAACGATGCTCGGAAAGATTAATGGATCCATCAATTGTAGCAGAACTAGTTAAACAATATGGATTCCCAATCGTCGCATCTGTCGGTATGGGATATTTTGTTTGGTTCATTTATAAGTTCGTAACTGATAAATTGATGCCGTTGATTGGTGAGACAAACGTAATTTTGATTGCGTTGATTGATCGTGTTCGTATGCTCGACAACGATTTGATTAGATTAAACCAGAAGGTGAGTGTAGTTTTGCAAATAAAAGAGGATCACAGTAATGACACTAAATCTAAAGATTGAGATCCTTAAAGTATTTTCCTTTGATTTAAATTTTTCTTCTGACAACAAAAACAAAAAGGAAGAGAAAGATGCTAAAACGAGCGACGATGCTCCTGGCACTACTAAGTCTAAGTAGTCCAGTATACGCAGATCCTATTGTCCAACAA